TTGCCCAGCATCCCGGAATCAACCCCCAGCGACATCCCCGGCACCTGGCTGGCTCCACCGTAATAGGCCGATGCGCCTGCACCGAACTCGCCAAGGGTGCACTTCCTGCCGCTTCTGCCCTTGCAGCTGCTGCGGGTCGAACAGCGACTTGCCGGTCAGAAACTTGAATTCAAACGCCTTGACCGCCGCCATGTATTTGATGACAACGTTGGTGTCGTCGCCCAGCCTGCGCATGCGCTTCGCGCACGGCGTAGAGCACTTCGAGGATTTGCTGGCGTTGCAGGGCGTTGTGGTGCATGGGGGTTCTCCGTGGGTTAATCAAAGGGATGGAAAGGGATCGGGTTCCGCCCGCCTTTACTCAAACAGCCCCGCCTGCCCGTCATCTTCCTGTCCCGCGTCGCCCAGGATGTTGCGCACTTGCCGTTCGGTCATTTCGTATTTGCGGGCGAGCTGGCGGATGCTGTGGCCGCTGTGGCGGTCGGTGGTCAGGGCGCGGTTGCGGCTGGCGCGGGCGATGGCTACGGCGCGGGGGATGTCGAAGTGTTCTTCGCCGCCGTAGACTTCGGCCAGCCGCTGGGCGGCATCCACGCCGATCAGCACGGCGAGCGGGTGCCCGGCGTGCATTTGACGGGGCACATACAGGCGCACGCCGCCATATATGCTGACGATACGTAAGGTGGCGGGCAGGCCGACGATGCGCTCGAATTCGCGCAGTACGCCGGGCAGGTCTGGGCGGGTCATGGTCATTTCCCCGTAGGGGCTGCCCCCCGTGGCTGCCCTGGTTTCGCCCCCGCAGGCACATACCCCCGCGTGCGGGCGAGTGCGCCGACGACGGCGTGCAGTTCGCTGGCGTCCATCATTTCGAGCTTGCGCGCCATGCCGTGCTGGCGTTTGGCCACGCCTTCGGCGTAGGCACGGCCAACCCCCATGTCGATGCACAGGGCGCAGATTTTACGCAGCAGGGGTTGCTTGTCGGCGCTGGCTCGGTCGATGAACGCCCATGGGGTGGTTTTGCTGTCGGTTTTGCGATGGTCGCCGGTTTTACGCAGGTGTTCGATGACCCGGCGGCAGGCGGTCGCTCCCATGTCTTTGCTGGAGCCACTGGCCACGTGACCGATGTCGCGGATGAGCTGGTGGCGCGTGGCCTCGTCCAGCCCCTGGGCGCGGCATTCGGCAAACACCGCCCGGCGGGCGGCGGTCAAATCATAGGCCATCGTGTACTCCTTCTCACTTTTGTTGCGTCGGGCTGCTCATCAGTGCCCGGCCACCACGCCGGGCAGACCTGCCCTTGCGGGCAGGTTTCGCGTTAAATCAGGGGGTGTCGGCAGTGGCATCCTTCATCAGCGCATCCACCAGCTTGTCCACCGCGCTATCCACCGGCTTGATGAACACCTCATCGCCGGTATCCTCCACGCGGCAGCCGATTTTCTTGAGGCTGGCCACGTCCAGCTGGTTGATGGCTTCTTTCAGCGGCTTGCCCGTCCAGCGGATCAGGGCTTCGGCTTGCTCGGGCAGGTGTTTCTGGATGGCGGCGACCACGGCATCGGCATCATCCCAGATGATGCCGCCTTTGCCTTTGAGGTAGCCCAGCTTGATGCCGTGAAAGATGACGGTGCGCGGCTTGACGAACAGCTCCGGCGCAGCGTCGATCAGGGCTTTGAGCTGGTCATGGTGTTCGCTGGCGGCGGCGATGGCTTTTTTGAGGGCGGGCATGGCCTGGCGTTTCAGTGCGTCCATGCCGCCATTGAGTTCGGCCACAATGCCGCACAGCCGTTCACGGGCGTCGGCAAACTTGCGCGCACGGGTTTCGATGTCGGCCAGGGTGATGGGGGTAACGTCTGCTTTCATGATGATTCCTTGTGGGTGATTGGGGGTGATTGGGGAGGGTCGGCTACCGCATGACGCGTGCTGGGGCGCTGAAACAATCCACACTTTTGCCTCGGCAGGTCACGCACAGCCGGTTGTGCGCGCCTTCGCTCAGGAAGGCTTTCTGGCAGCACAGGCAGCGTCGCTGGGTGGGCTGGATGCGCAGGTTCCAGGGCGCATTGCCCACCCCTTTCGGCCTGGGCGCGTGGCGGCTGCCGGCCTTGATGGCGATGCCTTGCGCCCGCAGCCGGGCGATGCAGTTCCAGATGCTGCTGGGTTTGCGCTCGAGCCGCCGGGCGATTTCACCCCGTGACATGTCGCTGTTCGCCCATTGCACGATCTGGGCTTCTTCTTCGGCGGTGAAGTGTCGGCAGGCCATTACAGACGCTCCACCCAGACGACGCGCACGCCGTCGAGGTTGAACTGGCCGTGGCGTTCTTGCTGGCCGTCGCGGGTGAGCCACTTGTAATAGCAGGCACGTTCTTCGTCGATGGCGCGGGTGGTCAGCCGCCCGGCTTCGACTTGCACGGTGGGGCGCACGCTGTCGATCTGCGCGCCAAAGACGACAAAGCCTTCGGCCTTGAGCTGCACCACGGCATCGCGCGCGGCGGTGAGCTTTTCTATGGTCATGTCGGTGACGAGCTGCCGGGCCGTGACGAGCCGCAGGTTCCACGGTTGCGGGACGGGCTTGAGGGCAGTGCGGCGGGGGGTAGCAGGTGCGGTGGTTGTGTTTTTGGTGTTCATGAGGGTTCCTTGGGGGTGGGTGACAAAGGCCGGTAAATGCAGGTCTGGCAAACGCCCCAGATACGCATCAGCAGCGGGTTATGGGTGGGGGCGGCAGGCTTGGCGATGCGACGGCATTCGCTGACCGGCTGGGCTTGCAGGGTGGCCGGGCATTCGCGTACTTCACACAGCCGGTCGATCACCCGCCGCTGGAACTTCTCGCCCACGCCGCTGCCAATGCCCGATTTGCCGCCCGCCGCCGTGGCCAGGGCGCGTGAGACATAGGCGCGCGATACGCCCAGCCGATCCGCCACCCCAGCCCGCCCGCGCGGATGGCGCGCGCAGGCGGCTTCCAGCAGGGTTTGCCAGCTTTCTGGGGGCGCGCTTTCTGGGGTCACGTTCCCGGCGGCCAGGTTCTCAGTGTCCATGGCACGCCTCCTCCCAGTCCGCGACGTCCACCGTCTTGCGCCAGATTTCCTTGCCCAGATTCGGGTCGAACATCGAGTCGCTGCGGCAGACCATGGGGGGCAGTGGCCCGGTATTGCTCACCAGACGGTAGCGCGCAGGGATGCCGCCGCGCCAGGTGCCATGGCCGGTCTGGGTGCATTCCATGTAGCCTGCCCGATGCAGGTTTTGCAGGTAGTCGCGGGCGGCCACCGGGCTGACGCGCACGTGGGTGGTGCTCGCCATGCCAGCCAGTTCGCGGGCATTCAGGTCTGCCCCCGGGGTGCTCATCCGCAGGGTGCGCCACATTTGTTCTTGCGCCAGCCCCTGGGTGACAGCCGTGCCGTCGCGCCGCACGCGCGGGGCTTCACAGCCGTGGTCGCGTACCAGGCGCAGCTGCGCGGGGCGCATTTTGCCGCCGCCCAGTACGCGGCTGGACACGACTTTCAGATAGCCCGCGTTAATCAGCCCCAGCGCGTAGTCCTGCGCGGTCTTGATGCTTTCGCCGCCGATCACGATGTCGGCCAGGGTGAATTCCTGCCCGGCCTGCATCCGTTCGCGCATCCGTTCCCACAGCACTTGCCGTGGGCCACGTCCGCTTTTCATCTGGTTGATGGGCTTTCTCACGGGCGGCATCCTTCAGGGAGCGTCCGGATCGGTGCCTGCCCGGTGTAGACCGGCAGCTCCCCCCACGTTTTGCGGTCTATCTTGCGCCAGCCTTCGCTTTTGGCCAGGTCGTCCGCCCGCGCCAGATTCACGCAGACCCGCCGCACCGAGCCACCGGCGGCATCCACCAGCATTTTCAGGAAGTCGTCAGCGCAAGGGGTGGCGCAGTAGATCGGGGCCAGTGCCTGGGCATCGGCCAGCGAAACCGCCGAGGCCGGGATCCACGTCAGCACCCGGCTGTGAAACCGCTCCCAGCGCGCCAGTTTGCGCGGCAGCAGCTCTTCCCCGGCCAGGATCATCGCGGCCTGGCTGCCTTCGTAAATGTCGCGCACCAGCTCCACCATGCTGTCTGAGCGCAGGGCAAAGTCGAATTCATCAATAATCAGCGGGCGGCCACTGGCGGCCAGCTGGGTGCAGATGTCATCGAGCAGCCGCGAAACCGTGCCGGTGGGCTTCATGCCCATTTCAATAAGGATTTTTTCCAGCAGGGTTTTACGCCCCCAGGCCGAGCGCATTTGCACATAGTAGGCGCGCGAGCTATTGGAGACAGCCACCAGTGCCGTGGTCTTGCCCCAGCCTGCGGGGCCGTACAGCACCCCCAGCCCGGGCAGGCCGTTCGCCCGCGCACTTAAAGACTCCATCGCCGTGCGCGTGAGACTCAGGTTCTGAATGTTGGCAGTTTGCATCTATAATCCTTTCCGTTTCGGTAGTGGGTTGTTGCGTGTATTGCGTGTATTGCGTGTATTGCGTGTATTGCGTGTATTGCGTGTATTGCGTGGTATTGCGTGGTATTGCGTGGTATTGCGTGTATTGCGTTGCTTCCTGAAATGCCCCTTTCCAGTCATTGGGCAGGGATTGGGGGGGGCGAGGTGCTCGCCGCGCCACGCTTCCCCCCTGAATAAGGGGGGTGTGCGGCTAACACACCCCCCGCCGCTCAGGGGTTTCCGTTTCTCCTTTCGATTGCTCCGCACGCCGCCGCGCTTCGCTTTTGAATTGCGCCGTGTGTTGATAGCTTTCGTGCCAGTAGGCTTGTCCTTCATCCACCGGGTGCCCGGCCAGAATGCAGGCGTCAACCATTTCCCACTCGGCCATGTTTTCTGCCACCGTGCGGGTTGAGCGCAGCACCCGTACCGGCGCGCTGCCCTGGTCTTGCCGGTAGTCTTCACCCACCACCGCCAGCGGTGCGGGGTGGGTGTCTGAGGCCAGCAGCACGCGGCCTTGTTCGATGGCTTCCGCCACCGGCATGACCCGCGTGCCCAGGTCGATCATTCCGGCTTCAAAGCTGCGGCTGGTGGTGTCGAGCAGGTGGCCGTGGAGTTCTTCGCGGATTTCCGTCAGGCCGTCCAGTACCCGCTTTTCTCGTCCGCGTGCCCGCGCTTCGCGTTGTTGCTGAACAACAGCGACCGGGTAATAGTGCTTGCGGTTGCCATCAGCCAGGGCTTCGCCCATGTAGCGGCCTTCCGGGCTGTAGACCCATATTTTTTCGGGCTTGTGCAGGTCGTAGGCGACATGGACAACCTCGCCATGAAACTCGGCCAGGCCAGGGCAGGCGTAAATGTTGGTAAACAGGATGATTTCGCCGCGCTTGAGCGTGCGCGCCACGCGGGGGCGAAACAGGGTGTCCAGTTCGCCCACCGGCAGCCGCATCGCCTGCCAGCCTTTCGCGTTAAATTCAGCCAGCCGCAGGGCGGGCGAGGTGTTCTTTAACGCGCGGTGCGCCCGCTGGTTGTACCATTGCACGCGTTCGCGGCAAAAATCGACAAAGACATCCCAGGGCATGAGCGGCAGGGCGCGTGCCCGCCCGTCCGCGCCACCTTTCATGGCAGTACGGGTGAGCTTGAATTGCGCCAGCCGTGCTTCGCGGTCCATCGAAGCCCCCATGTAGGTGGGCAGCATCTTGGCGGCATCCACCCAAACAGTCTGGTGCAGCCGTTCGATCACGCCGCGCGCTTGCGAGTTGTAGGGCAGGGAGTGCATCACACTAAACCCGACCCGCCCGGCCAGCCCCGTGCCTTCGTCGGAAAGCATCGCGTTGGCAAAGCCAGAGCCGTTATCGACATAGAAGATCGCCGGGATGCCCGCTTGTTCGACCCCCATCCGCAGGGCATCCACCACGCCCACCGCCGATTCGGCCAGCCCCACGCTCCAGCCGACAATCGCCCGCGTGGCAATGTCCACAATCGAGGTGATTTCCGGCCTGAAAGGGCGGCCATGGTAGGGGTGCTGGACTTCGGCATCAAAGGTGTGCCCGTCCGCCGACCAGATGTCGTTCGGCTCCAGATGATCAAACGACCGCCGCACAAAGGGACGTATATTCTTCAGCTCACGCGCGCCGCTGCGCCCGCGTTCGAGCGTCACCGCGCCAATTTTCTGGATGAGTCGGCGGATTTGGTGAATCGAGGGCAGCGTGTCAATCGCCGCGCCTTGGATGACGGCCTCGGCAAGAAATGCGCGGTAGGCAGCATCGACCGAGGGCTTTTGCGGTTGCTGGTAGTGCGTTAAAAACGCGCCCGCCCAGGGGGGCACGTCCATCTTCTGGCGCGCTACGCGCGGGGCCAGGCTGCACGGTACGCCCGCCACATCCGCCGCCAGCCAGCGTTTGAGCGTGCGCACACTGGGCAGGGGGCGGGGGGCTTCCGCACCGGCGGCGCGCTTGCGCCCACGGGTGTCCCGCGCCAGCGCAAGGGCAGCCATCACCTGCGCTTCCGCCGTGCCCGCCGCCGCATTCACCAGCAACGCGTGCATCGCCGCTTCCCTGCCGCATCCCACTTGCGCCATCAGCAACGAAACCTCCGCCAGCACATACTTCCGCGCCCCTTCAATATGGCGTTGCCGGTCGGTCAGGTCAGCCGGGGCAGAGACGGGGCGGGCAGCGACCGGGGTGGGGGATGTCGTGGCGGGCAGGGATGGGGTGGCCGGGGTGGCCGGGGTATGAAACGGCGGCTTCCCCGCTTGCGCCGCCAGCTCGCGCGCCAGCAACGCCGCCTGTGTTTCTTTCGGCAGGCAGGTCAGGGGGTATTCGCGGCCTTTGCCGCTCTCTTTTGAGCGCGCTACGCATAAATTTTTTTTCAGCGCCTTAAACGCTCCGCGCTCTGACCCAGGCATCCCCGGCAACCCCGCCAGTTCCTGCACGCTGTACCAGCCCCCGCTCATACGCCCACCCCCGCTTTCAGCAGCGTTTGCAGCGCGCGTTTGCGTGCCGCCAGCTGCTGTTCCTGTTGCTGGATGCGCCCCAGCTCGATAAAGGCAGCCTCGTCCGCGCTCACCACCCGCCGCCCGCCACACTTCTGGGCATACAGCCCCAGCAGCACATCCGCGCCCAGTGCCGCATCAAACGCCATCGCCCGCCGCAGGCTGATCTCCCGCTCCGCGTGCGCCTGGCTGGTATAGCCGTTCAGCGTCGCTTCCGACAACCGCTCGCCCAGCACAAAGCTCATCCGCGCCACAATCTGCGCCCGATCCAGCCCCCGCTCGCGTGCCGCATCGATCGCCTGCGCCATCACCGCCGCAATCTCCACCGCGCAGCCCATCCGCCCCGGCAACAGGCCATCCAGCCCGCCCGCAGCCCCCGGCAGCGCGTCAAACAGATCGGCCGTCAGCCCGTCCGCCCGCATGTCAGGCCACCAGCTCCGCATTGACGCGTGCCAGATCGTGCGCTCTAACGCGCGATTTGCTAGAATCCGTCTTGTTGCTGACAGACTTTTCCGCCATCCGGGCACGGTAGCGTGAAGGCCAGATCACTTCAGGGGGCACGCCCACCGCCTCGGCCAGTATCCGCTCGGCCTTGGGGTAGCTGCGGTGTAGTGCCTGCGATATCGCATCAATGCTCTTATAGCCGTGCGCCATCGCCAGCCCCTTGAAGGTCAGGCCTTGTTTCCACACCGCCGCCTTGATTTCGGCAGGATGCCAGTCGCGTGGGTCTTGTTTCATGTCAGTTGTCCTTGTGGTGATTGACCGAGACGAATTATTCCGCTCAAAAGGATGCATGTCAACAACTTTTGAGAATGTTTTTATTGGTTCCGATTCGCGTCCGATTCTCGGGGAGCCTTGAACGTGTCGAATATCGCCAAACCTCGCGCCAGTGCTGCATCCGCAGAGAATCGGAACTCGTCATCTAGTTCCGATTCTAAAGTTCCGATTCTTCTCGAAGAATCGGAACTTATCGGAACTCGGTTGCGTTTAATAATTGGCGACGAGTCAAATCGCTCCTTTGCATCGAGGTGCGGTATGTCTGATGCGCTCCTCGGAGCGTACTTGAGGGGGGAGAAGCTGCCCGGGCTGAAGCATCTCGTCTCATTGGCATCCACCGGTGGTGTCCTGGTGGACTGGCTGGCCACCGGCCAGGGGCCACGCACCCGCGCCGAGCTGCGCGCCATGGAAACCGCCGCCAGCCGCGCCAGTCAAGGCGATCTGGAACCCCATGCCGCCGAACACCTCGCCCGCTACACCCGCTGCTCCCCCGACCAGCGTCGCGCCATCGACGCCCTGCTAGAAGCCATCCTCCACCCCGGCTTCCGCGCCTGGCTCAAAGTCGGTGAATACATCAACGAGCTAGCCACCGTCTTCGACCGCGAAAAAAAATAGGGGCAAAAGCCCCCGTTTTCATCCCCCACCCGCGTTAAACCCCCACCCGCGCCCTGTGCCAAATATCGCGCAAAATCACCAAAATCGGACAATTCCACCTGCAAAACCGTCCACGCAAAAAAACCACCCCAATCCCGCCAAATCCCGCACCATTGCGCCTAGTCCCACTTCCGGCGGCCAAATCCCCCAAGTGCCAAATATCCCGCCTCCCCACAATTTTTCCGACGCCATCTCCGGAACTCACCCGTCTTTCGGCTTTGTGCGGGCTATGGGAAAATGCGGCCTTTTTACCCGGGCCCGGTGGGGCTTTGGGTGGTTTTCCGCGTACATACTCATGTCCTTGCCCCGTCTGCTGAAAATCCTGCGTGTTGCCAGTCGTCATGGTCTTGACCAGTTGTTGCTCGCGCATGAGCCGAGTGGTCGCCTGCTGCGCCTGGCCAATGCCTGCCAGTTCTGGCGGCGTGGCAGTGCGGCACTGGATGCGCCGCGTGCGGTGCGTCTGCGCCGGGCTTTGGAAGAGCTGGGGCCGATTTTTGTCAAGTTTGGCCAGATGTTATCGACCCGGCGCGATCTGCTGCCGGTGGATATTGCCGAAGAGCTTGCCCTGTTGCAGGATCGTGTGCCACCTTTTCCGACGAATCAGGCTTTGGCCGTGCTGCAACGGGTGTATGGACGCTCGGTGGATGAAGTTTTCGCCACGTTTGAACGCGTGCCGGTGGCTTCGGCTTCCGTGGCGCAAGTGCATTTTGCGACGCTGCGCGAGGAAGATGGCGGGCATGAGGTGGCGGTCAAAATCCTCCGACCGGGGGTTCGCGAGATCATTGTTCATGACATCGAACTGTTGCGGGCGGGTGCTGCCCTGCTGGAATGGTTGTGGGCGGATGCTCGTCGCCTGAAGCCGCGCGAGGTGGTGGGTGAGTTCGAGAAATATCTGCATGATGAACTCGACCTGATGCGCGAAGCCGCCAACTGCTCGTTGTTGCGGCGTAATTTCAAGGATTCGAAAATTCTGCTGGCACCCGAGGTGTATTGGGATTTCTGCGACGAGTCGGTGATGGTGATGGAGCGTATGTACGGCACGCCGATCAGCCAGCTGGACGTGTTGCGTGAGCAGGGCATCGACCTGAAAATGCTCTCTCGCAATGGGGTGGAAATCTTTTTTACCCAGGTTTTCCGCGACGGCTTTTTTCATGCCGACATGCACCCGGGTAATATTTTTGTCGCACCCGGCGGCCAGTATGTCGCGCTGGATTTCGGCATCGTTGGCACGCTGACGGATGTCGACAAGAACTATCTCGCGCAGAATCTGCTCGCCTTCTTCCTTCGCGATTACAAGCGGGTGGCCGAGGCGCACATCGAATCCGGCTGGGCACCGCCCGAGACGCGCGTGGATGAACTGGAAGCGGCGATTCGCGCTTGT